TATCCATATGCCATCTGCCCCGTGGGGAGAGTTTCACCAGCGTAGACTTTGGGTCCCGTATTGGTACACTTCGGATGTATCGCCCAGCACTCGAAATGTTCGGGACGAACTCATTGCCAGCGATATCTTTGATAGTGATACATATGATAGAATCGGAAATCAGTTCCGAGCGAGTGCCGGGCAGAGCGATTACACCGTGGGGCTTACAGGTTTTACCAACGACTCCATAGTAGTGTTTAACCGCAAATCCATCCACCTAATGACAGGCGTGAGTGGATCTCTTTCCGATGTGTCCACCAATGTGGTAACCACAGAGATCGGAGCATCCGCAAGGAAGTCAATCGTCCAGGTGGCGAACAAGATTCTATTCTTATCAGACCAAGGGATATATTCTGTCGAGTTCCTTGATGAATACAATTTACGAGGAACAGGCACACCGATATCCGAAACCATTCAGCCATTTATAGATCGGATAAATCAGAACTATGCCCATCTTTCCACAGGCGTATATTTCAACTCCCGCTATTGGCTGGCCGTCCCACTAGACTCTACTCCTGGAGCGGGCAATGCGACTAAGCTCAACACCATAATCGTTTATAATTTCATTAATGGTGGATTTGAAAGTATCGATTCCGTAAACTCTGTAGACTTTGCCATTCGCGATTTACTTGTGGCCCGCGAAGGTGCGCAGAATGCTCTATACCTTACGACCGAAGAGGGCGGGGTGCATAAGGTTGATGCCTTAGATGACTATAGGGATCAAGTTAGTGTGACTGCTGGGGAAATAGAAAAAGACCCTATTCCTATAATTAGTCAGCTAGTCACCCGCCAATACGATGCCGAAAGTATGGATCGTAAAACATACAGCCGGGCAGAGTTCCATGTGAAATCAAACAGTTCACAGAGTGACGGTAACATCCAATTTATAACCGAAGACCCCGACTCGGTAAGCACAAGCACAGCTATCTCCAGCCTACTGGGTAATTCATTGCCCGACTCGGAGGAAGCCTCCCTACGCCTTCGGGTAAACAAGAAGGGGTTTGGCATACAGGCAGATTTCCGGCCATCCATAGGCCGACCATACCTTCGGGCTACCAAGATAGACGCAAGAATTAGTAACCGATCCACCACATCAATTTCATAAGGAGAATATAATCATGCCAGTATTACAAACAGGACAGAGCTTCGCATCGGGCAATCAGGTGACAGCTACAAAGTTGCAGGACATCGCAAACCTCGCAACCTTTCGTACAGGTGCTAACAACACCGCAGACGGTTCAACTATAGAAGTCGATGCCACGGGCGGATATTTAAAAGTCCCAAGCAATGGGATAGGTACAAATCAATTATCATCGGATGCATCGGTGGATGCTAACAGAGCAGTCGGGACCAACCATATAAAGGACGGGGCGGTGACTGCGGCCAAGCTCGATAGTGCGGCAGTAAGTGTACTCATGCCAACTTCCACCATTTTGCCTTATGCTGGGTCAGCCTTACCAGGCAATCCAGGTGATTGGTTGTATTGTGACGGTTCAGAATATGACAGAGAAATAACACCTGGAGTTAGTACACCACTTTTTGCGGCATTAGGACTTACCTACGGAGTGGGAAACGGATCAACCACATTTAATATCCCTGACCTTCGTGGACGAGTAATTGCGGGTCAGGACGATATGGGTGGTTCATCCGCTAATCGCCTAACCGGTCAGAGTGGCGGCGTTGATGGAGATGGATTAGGTAATACAGGTGGTAGCGAAACGCACCTCCTTACATCCGCACAATCGGGTTTACCCGATCATACACACAGCGTTCCATCGTCAGGAACAACTGCAAGAGGAGACTCTGCTTTAGAAGCAGCAAGAAATGTTTCAAGCACATCTGGAGGCGTAACGGGAGGAGCGCAAAACGCATCTTCCGCACACAACAATGTTCAGCCCACCATCATTTTAAATTACATCATTAAAACTTAATCGACATGAATAAAGATCCATTAAGAGAGGCCGCAGAACTTTTAAACAGCCAAGCACCCGAAGGCGAGGAAGTTGCATACATAAATAAAAAAGAAGCTGATATCCTTAAACAACTTGGTGGGGCCGGCGTACCTGTAAACTCATCAGGAGTAAAATCGTACTTCCTCCAAAAACTATTTGGTGGAGGAGAAGATGCACCCCAACTCGAAAAGTTCGATGTTGGGCAATCCGCTCGCGATTATGTGAGTGCGATGTCCGATCCGCGGTTACAGGATCAAATGCTTCAAAATCGGCAACGCTACGATCCGCAATACCAAGACTTGCAAATGAGCCTAGCCCGCCGAGCCGCCGACCCGATGGCACAGCTTGCGGAGCAACAGGCCATGCGGTCACAGGAGTTTGGCTCACAAATGGCAGAACGCCAGGCTGGTTCCGATATGTCCCTAATGAATCGATTCGGGGCAGACATGACTGCCGCAGTTCGTGCATCCGATCCGCTCATGCAAGCCCGCGTTAACCAAGCAAACGAGTTGGCCAATCAAGCATATCGCGAGTCACAGATGACCGACTTGTCGCCCGAAATGAGACGCAGGGCAACTCAGTCAGCCCGCGAAGGCTTAGTACCGAGAGGGCGGGGTATGGACAATGTGGGCATTGCGGCTGAAGCGATGAGCCGTGAGGATTATTTGCGGGATATCATTCGTGAAAATCGTGACGATGCTATGAAGTTTGGCAGTTATGCCATGCGAGGCAACCAAGCAACCTCATACGATCCACTCCGAATTACTGGTGGTGGACAAAACTTCGTGCAACAAGGCTATGGCCAACGATCCGCCCTGTTTGGCTTACCACAGGAATCAGTCACCCGAATCAATCCCGATGCTGGAGTAAATATCGGTATGCAGGAATATGCGAACCGAGCGAACTACCTGGCGAACACATATGCGGCTAAAGAACAAGCGGCCGCAGGTGCGGCTAGTGGGTTTATGGGGATGTTAGGATCACTAGGCGGAGGGATGCTACAAGGCGGATTCTCCAAAGGTGGTAAATTTAATAAAGACTAATATCATGGCAATAGGAGACACAGTTCAGGCGGGACTCATGCGAGTCGATTTCTCACCAATCCAACGGGCAGGGGAAGCACAGGCTAGGGCGAACCAGGCGTTTGGGCAGACTATCGGTAATGTACTAGATAAGTTCTACGAAAAGAAAAGAGAGAAGGCTCAACAGGAATCTATCGCAGATACCTTGGTGTCTACATTTGGAGTAAACAGAGATGAAGCAAATCATCTATCCAAGAACAAAGAATTTATCCCTACTTTCTTTGAACAGCAAAAAGCCGAAAAAGATTATCAGCATAAACTTGATCAATTCAACCAGTTGAAAAGTGTCCAAGACTTGCAAAAGGAAAACATTCGTCAAGGTATGGCTAGACTGAAAACGGCAGACGAGTTGGCGGAAGAGAAGGAGCGACAAACAGAAGCCTTCTATGATCGATTAAATGATACTATTGCAACAGACGAATTAACTCCTGAAGCCCAACAAAGGATTGAAAACTTTTCATCTGCTGTAAATCCGACCGATCCAAGAAGATTGGCACAGGTTAATGATCCACAAGCATTCATGGAACGAGTCCAAAATGACCCATCCAGCTATGTTCAAAAACCTGTCTATGAATTACAAGGCAGAGACTTCCTAAGTCAATTTGAAGATCCTGGTATGTTTCAAAAAGCTTTAGCGTTTCAACAGGCGAATCAGCCGAAGCAGATGACTCCTGAAGAAATAGCGCAATATGAAGGTACACTCTTAGACAATCGAAAAAAGAAACTAGATTTAGACCAAAAAGAAAACCCAAAACCTACTGCTAATCTTGCATACACCGAAGCTACCTTAAACGCTATATCGGATGCAGGAAATATTTTGGAGCGAAGTGGGCTTCCATCTACAGGATTTTGGGGAGATAAATTGCAAAATATTGGGGGAACAAATGCCGCAGATTTAAGGGCTTCCGTTGAAACTATTGTATCATCAATTGGCTTTGATAAACTTCAGGATATGAGAGACAGATCGCCCACAGGTGGTGCTTTGGGTCAAGTATCTGAGAGAGAGTTAGCTCAATTAAATGCATCTTTGGGATCGCTCAAGCAGTCCCAAAGCAAAGAACAATTCCAAAAGAATCTAATGAGGGTAAAAGATCACTACCAAAAATACTACAAGGCCACAATGGCACAGGTAAAAGCGTATGAGCAGGGTATAAAATTTGAAACTAAGGAAGAAGCGATGTCTTGGATGGATAAAAATTTTCCGATGGGAGGCAAGCCGGCACCCGATAATCAGACAAATGTAACTACACCTGGAGGTTTCTCTATCCGTAAAAATTAAAATGGCAAAATACGAAATCTCTCATCCTCGGTTACCCCAATTGAATGGATATTCACTAGAGGGGCCGGACGATAAACAACCAACTGAAGAGGATCTTTGGTTTGTCGCCAAGCAGGTTGTTCGCCCATATGGTATATCCCAACTAACAGACGAGGAAAAAGTATCTGCATGGAAGAATGGATTCTTTGAAGAGAATCAAAATATGCAGGGCAGAGAGACTAGGTATTTAGATGGACTTTTGGATTTAGCAGAAAAGACAGGGGTTCGTATTTTGCAAAGTGTGAAATTGGCGACTGGTGGAAGTATCAGCCCGGCACTAGGCTTTGATCCTTTAGGCGTAACAGGTGGCCCAGTTGAGAAAATAGTAAACCTGCCTGACAAAGCGTTAGACTACAAAAAAACAGAAAACTCTGAACAATTCAAAGAGGCGGGCAAACTATTGTATGGACTGCTCGATAATACCGAAGATTTATCGGACTTAGGCGACATGGTAGCCGAGTCTTTAAAGCAAGCCGGTATGCCTTTCTACGCAAATAATAAAGGAGCAAGAGGCCGGGTAAAAGCCGCCGCTTTAGATTATGCAGAAAAGGCAACAGTTTCAGGACTAGCAGAAGGTGCAGTTCGTGGATTTAGTTTTCCGAGTTGGTTGTATCAAGGAGCTAAATATTTAATGAATGCCTCAGAGGTAGATGCTAAAGACATGGTAGGGATGTTGGAAGATTCTGACATTCTTGATCTCGTAAACTCTGAAATCGGGTACGATAAAACCATGCAACAGTATGAAGATGCCGCCGACATGGGTGCGATGATTTTGGAGAATCCAGGCATAGCGGCAAAGAGTGTGGCCGCTTCAGTAGGAGAAGCTCTTTCGCTTGGTACGATAGATGACAAGGATATCGGCGAGGCTATGGGTCTAGATGTAAATGATATCACTCAAGAAAGTGAGCTTTTACAGGATTTAAGATCGGGTTTTGTGGAGCCTGATAAGGGTATTAGTACTCTTACCGAGTTAGCATATGACCCTTCAAATATAGCTGGGGCAGGAGCCGCTAAAATTTTAACATTTCCCCAAAGAGTAGCACTTTCAGGAACTATCAAAAAGACCCTTGGCGAGGTAGCAGTACTGAATAAAAAACTAGCACCACTCCTAAAAGGATTGGAGAAAATGCCAGCCGAAGCATTAGTTCGTAATCGTGTGGCACAAGCGGCTAAACCCCTAATGGATGAGCTTGCCCAAAAACAAGCCATCCTGAATAAGTTTGGACGGAACAGTCTGACTGCTCGATTCGCTGCCCAGGCATCTCCCGCAGAACTATTAAAACAGGCATCAAAGATCGCAGACAATACAGCGGCCGGAAAGATGACTATGGACATGGTTTACTCTGCCATGAAACCAGCCGGGAAAATGAGCCTAGCCCGTAAATCGGTAATGCAAGCGATGAAGCTCAATCCAGAGATTGCGGGTGCTTCAATTGGGTTTGCTTTACTTGGTGTACCTGGTGGTGTTGCCGGTGCTATGCTTCCATCGATGTTGAAGGGGGCAAGGTTCTTATCGGTATTGCCTCAAGAAGTTGCACTCAGATTTATCATGCGAAGTGCCGCTGACGCTGGTCAGGAAATAACCGAAGCACAAGCATTACAGCAATGGAGGCAGACAACCAATATGGCATTACTCGGTACTGGTATATTGGGACTGGGTTCTTCTGTGCTTGGAGATTCTAATAGTGGATCAAGTCTGTTGGGTGGTGCATTAGCCGTAAAGATGCTTCCCAAGTTAGCAAAGTTTGCAGATGGATTTGTTCGAGATGCCCGAGTGGTTGGAAGCGAAATGATATTTGCACAAACCACCAAAGAGGCGGGACCATTTTTCAATAGGTTATCAATGTTACCAGGGGCCGAAGAGGGTTTGATCGGTGCTAACAAAGATAGGCTTCAGATGCTCAACGCTCCATCGGGCAGTTTCTTTACCAAGCCGATAGAGCCATTCATTACAGGGGCGAAAACAGCTAAGAAACGGGTAGGGAATATGTCTGCCGAGTTCCGTGCTGGTGGGGTTGGCAAACAACCAGTTATATCTGAAACCACAAGGAACCTCGCTCGGTTCTTGGATAACAATCCAATGCTGGGTAGATCAGTTGAAGCGGTTGGGCGGGCCGGTGAAAACTTGGCAGTTGCTAGTGCATTACCAGCCGCGCTTGGATTTGTAGGAGCCAAGGGAGATGTCGAGGGAGCGGTTGCCGGTGCGGCCATTTCTTTGCCTTTCACGATGGCTGGCGTTGGGGTAGGGCAGTACCAAAAATTTAAAAACAAAGGCGAATTATTTGAGCAAGCGATTGGCGATTTACATTACTATCGAGAGCATCTTACCAAGAACGAACAGGTAGCATTTGATAAACTCCCAATGGGCCATCGGATGGGCATCGCTAAATACTCAATCAGTCATCCCGATGTGGTCATTCGACCTGGTGAAAAAGGGCAGGGCAGTTGGCAATTTGATGAAGCGACCGGTCAAAGTATAATCGAATATAATCCATTAACTGGTGAAGGTTTATTCGATGGATTATTAGCCCACGAGATCGGTCACCATATCGAAGTTCATGGACTCACTCCCATGATCAATAAAATTTATTTTGGTGACCCAATAACAGGAGAAGGTGGAGTCTACGGAAAGTACGATGCGGATGGGAATATCGTCACTAATGAAGAGTTTAACACAATCAGAGATTACTACAATCGGGCCTTGATTGGGGATGAAACAATATCTGATTCAGACCGTTCATTAAACCAGCAAA